CTTGAAACACACCATCTTTTAGCATTTCATTCGAGTGTTCAATTACATCTGATCTGTCTTGTTCGCGTAATCGAACTTTCACTGCTTCGTCTTCGTCATCCACATCTAACTCGATGACATCAATTTCTATTTCTTTCGGTTTTTCGTTGTTGTTTAATATTTCTAAATCCTTGATGGGCGATTCCTTTTGTTTTTCTTCAAACATAGATATATTGGACCCTGCTTTATCAATAAATCGCTCATTTACAAATGAGAAATAAAGGATTTCAGATTCATCGATTTCATCTATATTTATTTCATCATCAATTACCATAACAGGTAGTTGAGAAGTAGGAAATTCCAGTATACCAATTCTCGAAAATATCTTTTTGTTAACAATTAAATAAATATTGCAAAAAACGATTTTGTCGTCGATTTTAGTGTAATTTGGTTTTCCAAACAATATAATGACTTCTTTACCGAATAGTTCAATTTCAAAAGGCATGGATTCAAAATGTTTATCATCTGGATCCGTTTCTTTTCTTTCTTTGTAAATTATTTTTCTATTAATATTTGATTGTACCATCCTATAATATGATGAGGTATTTTATAAAAAATCTGGACGTTAAAATAAAATATAAATATATACATGACCAAAGAACTGGCTCTTGTTGAAAACTCTGTTAGTTATATTATTGTTGCGTTATTCGTAATTTACATTTTGTATATTTTCCTTGATGCAATGTTGAATTCATCCAAGAAAAAGAAAACGGGTGGTGGATGAAGTAAAAACCCACATACATCTAACGAACTTTAAAGTGGAAATATTTTATAAAAAAATAATGGAATGACTTGTAAAAATAAAACGAATATTTTTACGACGAGAAAATTATTTATTTTTTATAAAAGCGAATTTTCATAAAAAATATGATTAACATTTACAATCCATAAATTTAAATTTAGCACGACTTGAAAAACTACTACATTCCTTAATGTTTGTTTTTGTAAGTAATTTAATCGGGTCAATTACAGAAACAGACCATTTTTCTAAATGTTGCAACGTTTCATAAGATTCATTTACAAATAATATAATATTATCAGCCAACTCTTCAATTTCGTTTTGACGATTTTCTTCAAACATATACTTTTGCACAAGTGATATTGTATGAATAAGGATTTGTAGAACATTTTCCTTTGATACCATATCCAATTTCATTAAATTAACAATAAACTGCACATGACATTTTCGCTTATCGTTCTTTTTATTGTATTCGCAAAATTCGTCGTAATTGTCATTGGGATCTATGTAATTAATTTCATACAAACTTTTTTTATAGTTTTCTACAAAATCATCTACCATTTTCTCAAAACATTCATGTATTCCGACTAATTCTACGTAAAGATCTGCATATATGCTGGATAAAAATGAATTAGTACACATAATAGAAAACATGTTCTCGAATAATTTGATCTCTTCTTCTTGTCCTAAATCATTTTCAAGAATGCTTTCTAATTCTTCTATAATTGCATTTTTCTGCGATTCATAGTTTTTAGGAGACATTTTATTCAATAATCCACGCATGGTACTAATATGTTTATCAATACCTTGTTTTTCCTCCATCTTTGTTGCCTTAAATCCGCGTATAGCCTCCCAATCTTCGGCTAAACTACCAAAAGACGGTTTTGAACCGGATTTAGACAATCCTCGTCTTGACCCGGATGAATGAGTTCGACGCAAAGATCGATCATTTGTTCGAAATAGACTGGCGTTTTCTTGTGCTTCAGCGGGTATGGTTATTTCATCATTTAAATCATCTATCAGTTTCTTGATTGTTTCATGTAAAGAATATTCTTTTTCAAAAACACGTGCTTTAAAGAAATCTATATTATAATACGTGGTATCCATCACTATACTTTAGACTGATATGTATTTATATTATTTCTAACAAAGAAGTTAAAAATAATAATATACAATATTTTAGTCACTTATGCAAGAAGAGAATGAATTAAAACAATACGAGGCATGGGATTCTTTAGATCTAAAAGATGATCTATTACGTGGCATTTATAGTTTTGGATTTGAAACACCGAGTCAAATTCAAAAACTAGCGATTAAACCAATTATAGACAAACGAGATGTGATTGCACAGGCTCAGTCGGGAACAGGAAAAACAGGAACATTTACTATTTCGTCTTTACAAAGGATAGAAGTAAACGAAAAAACAACGCAAGTGATGATTTTGGCTCCTACACATGAATTAGTTAAGCAAATATCATTTGTGGTCCAAGGAATCGGAACAATGATGGAAGGACTTGTCGTAAAGACATTAGTAGGTGGTACTTCTGTTAACGAAGATATTAAGCAATTAAACGAAAATGTTCCGCATGTGGTAGTCGGTTCCACTGGAAGGGTAAATGATATGATTCGTAGACAACATTTAAATACAAAAAATATTAAGATGTTTGTTCTAGACGAAGCAGATGAAATGTTATCGGGAGGTTTCAAAGAACAAGTATACCAGATTTTTCAGACTCTACCACCAGAAGCACAAATAGCCGTATTTAGTGCTACAATGCCCCCGTATATTTTGGAAATGACAAACAAATTTATGAACAATCCAGTGAAGATTACAATGGAACCCGAAAAACTAAATCTTGAAGGTATCGAACAATATTATTTAGCGTTAAATGACGACAACGAGAAATATGATACACTTAAAAGATTATTTAATTTCCTTACGGTAAATCAAACTATTATTTACGTAAATAGCGTGCAACGTGTTGAGGATTTGTATAATGCAATGATAGCAGATGGTTATTCGGTAGTGTGTATACATAGTTCGATGAAACGTGAAGACCGAGAAAAATCGTTCAAAGATTTTCGCACAGGAACGTATCGCGTATTGATTTCTTCAAACGTAACTTCACGTGGTATCGATATACAACAAGTCAGCATTGTTATTAATTTTGATATTCCGAAATCTGTAAACACATACTTACATCGTATTGGACGAAGTGGTAGATGGGGTCGCAAAGGAACTGCCATTAATTTCATCACACGCCAGGACATTGGATATATGAAGCGCATTGAATCCCATTACAAATCAAACATAAAGGAATTACCTAACGAATTTCATCTTTAAATTAATCATTGTTATGCGTAATTTAGACTTACCTTTTTTCAGTAAATAATGTAAATGTTCTCTTTTTTGGATGAAGCGGTAGATAAAGCAAAGAAAGAGGTGGAAAAGATGGTTTCTGAAACAACTGGTATTGATCCATATCCAGAAAAACCCTTGGAAAAGCCTTGTAAAAACCCTCCACTATATTCTCCATTCAAATTACCAATCCAATATTTAGAGGAAAAACACGTATTTACATTATCGGATGTTGTAAGTAAAGATTTAGAACTACATTGTGAAAAGGAAGAAGAGAATAGTGTATATAAAATCGCATTTCAAGCAAATCATCCATTTGGAAGTCAATTATTTCAAGAGTGGAACAACCAATATACAAACCACATTGGGTTTTTAGAAGAAAGTCAAGACATCGTCGAAACAACGCCCATGGAAATTCACTCCTTAAAACATGACTTATTGATGGAAATGTGGAAAGACTGTAAAAACGATAAAAATACGTTTATGGAAAAATACGGCTATATTGAATGGTCATTTTTGCGATCTTTTAATCAATCACCCATGTTTTTACAAATCTTAGCAATAATGAATATGAGTTCCCCGGCAATCAGTTTTATTTTACCCTTTCTTTTTTTCATTTTACCGTTCCTTATTTTAAAAATCCGAGGTATACCCATTAATTTTCGAGACTATGTGGTCATTTTACAGCAAGTAACTAAAAATCACTTTATTGGAAAAATGATATCGTGTTTTACAAATATGTCTTTCCAGAACATTGTATCAACTCTTTTAATGGGAGGTCTGTATTTTTACCAGATGTATAACAATGTAATATCCTGTATGCGATTTTACAATAATATTCACAAGGTAAACCATTATTTATGCAGTTTAAAAGATTATTTAGACAAAAGCTCCAATCGAATGATACAGTTTGTACAATTACATGGAAATAAAGCACATTATAAGGAATTTTGCAAACAAACATTTACACATTATAGCAAAATCGTCGAGTTTCAATCGAAACTGATTTCCATACAACCCGTTAAACAATTTATTTACAAACTCGGTGGTATTGGTTATATGTTAAAATGTTATTACGACTTACATGCAAACAAAGAATATGAACAAAGTATACGTTATTCCTTTGGTTTTGAGGGATATATGGATAATTTATACGCTTTACAAACACACTTAAAACAAGGTATTATTAACAAAGCTGTTTTCAGTGAATCCAAACATACGAAATTTGAAAACGAATATTATCCCTTTCACAAAGATGAAGAGGAATGTGTGAAAAACACATGTAATATGGATAAGAAGATTATTGTAACAGGTCCAAATGCATCTGGTAAAACCACTTTCCTCAAAACACATACGATTAATGTTTTGTTATGTCAACAATTCGGTTTTGGGTTTTTCGAAAAAGGTCTATTGCAACCTTACACACATATTCATTCGTATTTAAATATACCAGATACATCTGAACGCGACAGTCTTTTTCAAGCTGAATCTCGTCGCTGCAAAGAAATTATCGATAGTATAAGTGAATTTCCTGAACAAGAGGGTTATCGACATTATTGTATTTTCGATGAACTTTATTCCGGTACGAATCCAAAAGAAGCCACCAAGTCAGCTTACGCATTCTTGAAATACATGAGTAAATATTCGCATGTGGATTTTATTTTAACAACGCATTATACAAGTGTTTGTAGTAAATTGAAGAAGTCGGAAAAGGTCGCAAATTTCAAAATGGATGTCAAAAAGAAGGGAGGAAAACTACTATACACATACAAAATGAAAAAAGGTATTTCCAAAATACACGGTGCAATTAATATACTTGAAAATATGAATTATCCGAAAGAAATATTGGAAAATGTAAAGCAAGACAATTAATAAACATATGAAACAATATAAACAATGCTCACAGTATATAGTATAATCGGAAGACATGTCTGATCAAGCTACACAGAGACTTACTGGAATGGTTAAATGGTTTAACAACAAGGCCGGATTTGGCTTTATTACTGTATGTGAGGGATTTGAGCATGCAGGTAAGGATATTTTCGCACATTATACATCTATTCGTGTAACCAACTCACAATACAAGTATTTGGTGCAGGGTGAATATGTGGACTTTGAATTGACTAAGTCCGACAGCGATAAGCATGAGTTCCATGCTGCTGATATTACGGGAGTTCGCGGAGGACCTATTCTATGCGAGACCCGTCGCGTAGTAAGTGAGTCTCAGCCACAGAGAACTGTTTACAAGAGCAGACCCGGACGTGGACGCCAACAGAGAGATCGCCCCAGTTCTCCTGTTAGCAGTCCTGTAGAGGCAAGCACCAGCACTGAGGAGCAAATTAGTTCCGAGGTCTAAGTATATTTTTAGAAAATTTTGATTCGTTACAACGCATCAAAATTTATTCATCTTTTAAAAATACTTTCTTTTCTAATTCTGTTAATAACTTATCTGTAAAACCATTAATGAACTCTTCTGATGTTACATATTCTTGTTTATTGTCCGTTTTTTGCTCTTTATTCTCTTCTTCCTTCTCTCTATGTTCTTGGAATTGTTTCTGCATGGCTCCTCCAACCAAAAGACTGTTGTTTGTTATACAACTACAAATCAATATTTTGAGTGTTAATCCAGTTAAATTTTCACTTGTCTTAGGTGAATTTATGACATGAGAAAGAGAATTTAATACAACACCCGGATTTCTACGAATATGACTATAAACTGAGTTGTTTATTTTCTTTGCAATCAAATCCTTTGTTTGACCAATATTTTTATTTAATTTTTCTAATAAATCTGTTGTATACTGATTCATTAATTGGTCTGGATCGGAGGGTCCTCCTGATAATGTTTCCGTTTCTTCTTCCGTTTCTTCTTCCGTTTCCTGTGATGGTTGACTTGTTGAAGGACTCTTTGTACTAATTCCAAAACCTTTTAATGCGGTTCCAAAACCGTTTTTTACTGTCCTACCTGTGCTTGTAGCGAAATTTCTTACCCCTTTTTTTAATGTGCCTGTGTTTGTTACTTTATCAACCAAATCTTTTTTATTTTTTATTTTTTGTTTTATGTCATTTAAATTCTGCATTTTCTTACCCAATTCATTTTTCCATTCGTTATGGCTTT